CGAACAAAACTGTAGCGTTGCGCCCTGGGAATCTTGAGTGTCTGCGCTAGACGTTGTAACTGCAGTAACATTTGGCATTTTTTAAACCTCATTATAGTAAAAAAGATAATCGACTGATTCGCGATAGATAGATGTATCGCTTTCAAAATCAGAAATTCTGTTTTGTTTTATGGCCATCTGCACGTTGACAAATGGATCACTAAAACGCTGTGCTTGAAATACAGTATGGAATGCTCTGGCAATGTCTTTTGCTACCTGAGGTTTCTTACTGTAAAAATCAAATTGAATAAGGGCTTCGCTTTGTTCATCTTGCAAGTGCGTATCAACAGGCGTGTCGTCATTGATGACGCTTAGCACAACATAATCGTTGGCAGAATCATGCTTGGTTGTTAAGTGCAGTCTGTCTCTTATTAGCGCTTGAATCAGCGGCGAACTAAGCGCATGCCTGCGAATGCTATCTTCAATCATATCTATCTCTAGGCTCCAACTGATTTAGCGTGTTTTCTTGCAATACTTTTTTGAGCTTTGTTGATATTTGCTTTTAGTTGATGATTAACAACATGGACAACCTGCTTGGTCCGTTTTTTAAATGCATCCCTAATGATAGGGTTTGGCTTGTTATTTTCAGTGCCATATTCTTGTTGGACGATATACGGCACTTTAAACACACCGACACTGACTTTTGATACAACATCTTTGCCCAGTCGCTTAGTTGCACGGCCTTTGCCTGTGCTGCCTTTAACTTTTATGCGAGACTTTAAAAACCCAGGTGTTATTGTCACTTTGGAGCCACTTTTGGTTCTAACTGTTCTAGCAAATTTTGATACATTTGCATGACGCGTCATATGGTTTTTATACTTATCTGCACCCTTCTTGAATGCGGATGTCATCATGCCTGTCGCTTTTCGGGCGCCTACTTTCTTAGCTATTTCAAGCAACGCAGCTTCCATAGACTTTAAGCCTTGAATATCGATGCTCGCACCGTCAAGCATCGGTCAATTCCTTGATGTTTATTTCCATTACAACGTTCTCGAAATTGAGATTGACAGGCTCTCCAATTATTTCAAAACGTCTGTTTTTAAATAGAATCCGATGATTTGCACTGATACGGTTCGAGAATCTGCATGTCAGCTTGAACATTGATTCAGTCATAAGTTGACCTGACATTTCATCTTCTTTGGTTTTTGATGTTTCAATCATGGCCCACATGGGGAAGTGATTAATCCATGTTTCTTGGTTGTACCCATCTTGAGAAAGTAGGCATGTTTGAAAAATAACTTTATGTTTTAGCAAGCCTGCAGGTAGTGATTTCATAACACATCAACACTCAGTTCAGTGCATATTGCTTTAAATGCATTTGGAATTTCATATAGTTGAATAGGTGCGGTATCTTCTCTGTTTCTAAACCAGTCAGAAACAAGAATGAAAATAGCTTGTTTAGCAAGCTCATATTTATCGCGGTCGATAATATTGGCCACATCAACCTGATTGTTCACAATGGGCGCATGGCCATACACGGCTTCTATACGAATAGCATCCATCGTTTTATAGCCCACTGTTGGCCAACAACCACCAAGCTTGGGTGTAATGGTGGCAGTTATCCCATGCTCAACAACTCGATACTCGTTTGATTCAAGCGTCTGATAACGTCCTTGCGTATTTAAATACTGAATGGATGTAACTGATTGCAAAGGAGCAAAAGGTAACTCAATTATATTAGTAAACATGGGAAGAGACGTCTGCCACGTTTGCTGAACCAACAATCGGCCCGTCCGTTGTTCAAATCGAGCGCGTGCACGAGTAATCAAACCAGCTAAATACACTTCATGTTCAACACCACTATGAGTATGTTCATAGATTTCATTCAGCGAAACTGGTTCGACTCGCGGCGAGCTGATTATTTTACGCAGCATTTTCATTGCTATTACTTATCGGTGGTTTTTTTGTCAGTGTCGTCTTTGAACAACTCAACCACTTTTTCTTTTAATAGTGATTTTGCAACTGATTCTTCGCAAAAGAAGGTTTGCCCAGCTTCAACGATTCCAACTACCGCATGTGTAAATGTGTGAGTCGCTTTTAACTTTTTCATTTTATGTTCTCGCATTGAGATTAAAGGATCAAAAAAGCAGAGCTAACCCTGCTTTTGAATGTTGGCTTTATGATAGTATCTTACGCTGGCGTTACTAATAGACCACCGACTAAACTAGCAGGACGATATATTTCTACCGCAGCGCGTGCCGTCGCTTTTAGCGTCACAATGTCTTTTGTAAAGTTTGTGCCATCTGCGTCGGTCATTTCGACGACCGTGCCGCGGCGCTGAGTAAACTGTGCGGCCATGGACAATGAACCGACTAAGAAACTACCAACGGTCATAGCGTTGGTTTCGATAACCGGCAATCCCCACAGTGTTTTAACGTTTTGTATCCTAGGGTTAGCACTGACAAAAGCATTGTCGTCCGTTTTTATTAAATCAATAGCAGCGCAATCAGTAGGGTTTAAGAAAATCACTTCTGCGTCATAATCAGATAAAGCGACTTGGGCAATAGCACGACGAATATTCTTGTATTGGTCGTCACCTGCGGTGGTACCTGGCAAGACAATATAGTTACCAGTATTAAACAAACCTGACACATTTTGCCCCGTTCCATTACCTGTCAATGCTTGCTTATCTTTTCTAAACTCTACGCCGTATCGCAGTCGGCCATCTATATAGCTTGCGACGCTAGGAGCATCTTCTAACATCTGCTTACTAACATAGATAAAGTGACCAATGTTTTTGACAGGCGCACTGACTAATTCAAACGTAATGTTTGACTCAGGATACGCAAAATTACCCTCTTCTACTTCCGCTGCATTATTAGTGAAGAGATTCTCACGCGTATATTCAATACTGTTGCTACCAGTGTTGCCAGTCGGTAAAGCATCAAGCACTCTAAGTCGTCTGAATGCACCACCAATAACACCAGCGCGTCTATCAGGGGCAACAGTAGCATCATCGCCGATGACGAGATTGTTTTGCGCTTCAAACGTTGCTTTTGAATTATTACCGGCAGCAAACTGAGAAAAAGCGTCACTATCAGTAAATTCAGCACCCACTGACTTTATTGCGTTGTTGATGTCATTTTGGCTAGTGCCTTGTTGCTCAATATCAAGAATGCGAGCCGTAGCATCTTGAATTTGATTAGTCAGCGTATCAAGCTTTTGTTTGTTTTCAGCACCGATTCTCCCGTGCTTCTCAACCTCCTCATTAACAAGGTTTATAGAATTTTTAATCTCGGTGTTAATGGTGTCTAACTGGTTTTTGATTAGGTCAGCCGTTACTTGTGGCATGAGTATTCCTTAGTTTAATTTAAATGTAGTTAGGTGATTAAAGATGGAATCCAAATCCGTTTCAGACTCACTCTGTAACAGTTGTTTGGCTTTTACGACTAATGCAGTCGCCATTGAACGAGAACATCCTGACTCTCTCAGGACCTTCTCAAAATCTTTAATGTTGTCTATTGCTGAGATAGTGTCAGCAATAGTGTTGTGATTCATAGCGTTGGGTAAGTTTTCAAAGCGAGATGTAAAGTCTTTTGAAAGCGCGACTGCCTTAAGTTCAGCATTTATCGAGGTTGCAAAGCCCATGACCACCGCGTCGGCAGCATTGATCCATGTTTCTGCGACAATGAGGTCCATCAGTGCGTCATCTTCGATATTAATATAAGGCGAATATGTGCTCAGCAATGAAGTAGTTAAACTGTCTAGAAAGTCCGCTGCCTCGCGCAGCTCTTTAGCTTTTCCAGATATCATTAAATTGGGTTCATGAATCATTAGCCATGTGTTTGAGGGCATAATTCGCTCATCGCCAGCCATGAAGATTATAGATGCAGCGGATGCAGCGGCGCCCAATACGACGGTGGTTACTTTGGCAGGATGTTTCTTTAACGCGTTGTAAATGGCAATACCTTCAAATGCGCTGCCACCAGGCGATTGAATTACGACTTCAATGTCGGTAACACGAGTGTTTTCAATGATATTTAGAACATCCATGCTCGTGTTGCCGTCGTACCAATCGCCGACAATGCCATTAATATTGATACGCGCTTTGTCTTCACCGATGCTTTCAACTTTAAAAAAACCTTTAGGCATTTTTTTTATCCTCGTTATCTGATGCTTTTTTTCCGATTGTCGGCGCAGGGTTAAGCGTGTCGCCATCTGGTAGTGCGGGTAGATTTTTTCGCAGTCTTGCTTCGTTCGGCGTCATAATAGGGCCGCCGACCATGCCTTTTAAATACTCCATTTCAGTCTTGCTATCGCCGCGAGTCAGTGCGCTGAAATCAATGTGAAACTCAATTTTTTGACGCTCAACAGGCGTGAACAGCTTTTTAGCTAATGCTTGTTCCCATCGAGTTGCATAAGGATTCAGGCCTAAGCGATACCAGCCGATTAGTATGTGCTCGATGCTGCTACCCAGTGTTGTTGAACCACTGGTTTCACCAATTAGCACAGGCGGTACATTTCCAAAGAACCGACATATGTCACCAATTTGGAAACGTTTGGATTCGAGCATTTGTAAGTCAGCCGGATTCATTTCAATCGCTTGATACTTAAAGCCCATTGGCAATACCAACAATCGATTGGACTCTTCTTTTTGTGTAACAATTTCAGAAAAGTTTTCACGTGCTTTCTTTCGTTGTTCAGCATTTAAATTGTTGTCTGTGTAGAGCACACCGCTGGGCTTTCCGCCATTAATGAAATATTTTGCAGCATGATTATCAATTGCGGTGGCTAAACCAAGGCTGTTACGAGCGTAAGCAAGCGGACTCAGTCCTACTAATCCATTACCGAACAACCGAATATGTAGTATTGTTTTATCCGCCAATGCGGTAACGTCAACGCCGTGGTACCAGTAATGGATTACACTGCCATCATCAAGCAAAACAGTCTGCACTTGCTGAGCGGATAAGGGCCAAAGTGCAATCACATCGCCTCTATTATTACGTTCAATTCTTGCATATGCATTGCCATGCATCGATAAATTAAGCTGCATAGTTTCGTAAAATTCAACAGGGGTCTGTCTTGAGTTCGGCGACTTGGTTAGTACTGATAGCAACGCATGTGACTTTACGGTCTCTCCTGTTTCAGTGACTCGCATTGAAAGTGGTAGGCTGGCAAATACTTCTGAGATTAATCGAGTGCATCCCCATACTGCAGAAAGCTGTAACGCAGTATCCTCTGTGACGGTAGCGGCGGCGCTTTGAGTGTAGATATCGGGATCAGAACGCTGGTCCCCTCTCTCTACACTAGTTGCATTACCGCCAAATAGGCGGCGGATACCTCTTGTTAATATATTCATAATTTTATTGGGTTATCCAAGAAGTCATCAATTGCACTGTTTAAATCCTCTTCCGGTGTCCAAGCACCAATGAAAGCTTGCAAAGCCGCTACTGCCGTGTCAATTTTGTTGTCTCTATGTTCTTTAACTGGGCGGATATATTTTCCGTCCATCGTTTCCTTAGCGATGACGTTGCCCATGCACCACGTCAAAACAGGATCGCCCGTGTGATGTATTCTTCCCTGCCTAAGCAGCGTTTCAAAATCTTTCATGGCCGGTGAAAAGTTCGTGTAGTTTTGAGCAATCTTGATAGGTTCTATGCCAGTTTGATTTTGAACACGCTGCGCGATAGGAGCCGCGCCTGCAGGGTCATAGAACAAACCTGTTACGAAGAATTCTTCATTGTCATTTTCGATAGCAGATTCAACTTCGTCATAGTCGATACTGGTACCATCGCATTGCAGCAAATGACCTTTATCAATCCACTCTCGATAGATATCAATTTCATCGGCCTTTGCTTCAGTGACGAAGGTTCTTGCGAATAAGTAGTAATGCGTTTTGCCAGCTAGTTCCCTGGTGAAACAATTTACATCAGCGGTAAGGTCATCAGATTCTGATAAATCAACCCCTTTCGTGCACTCTTCACCAACAAAGTCTTTAATGTTTAGTTCAGTATCAGCAGCTGCTTTCCAATCTTCCATGTTGAGCCAAGATGCTCTAGCCCCAACCCACAAATTCAAGTGTTTGGTTTTGAATGCGTTTTGCTTTCTTGCAGACTGTTTTGCTTTGTTAAGTTGATTAAGCAAGTACTCTTCGTCTACCGAGACGCCAAAATTGGGATTAGCTTTTTGCAGTGCTTCCTTTGTTTGCCAGTCATCGTCTTTATCCATACTGTAAATAATGGCGAATACAGTTTCATCTACTCTGGTACCTTCAAGTATCTCTTGGCATTCTTTTTGAAACTGGCCGCATGGCCCAAACCAATTAGACCCTGCAGTTGATATGATCCATTCGAGGGGCTGTTCTCTTGCGCCCATGCCTGTAATCATAGTATCTCGTTGGTCATCATCGACGTGTTCGTGATACTCATCGCACAAGTAACAACTAGGAGAACCGCCATCCCCAGGATTACCGATGAGTCGCTCAAACTTTCCGCCGTCCGATGCTTTTTCAATTTGTTGAGCGAATAACTCAATATTAAATTTTTGTCTAAAGATAGGTTGCTTAGCAGCCATCTTTTTCGCGGGAGAAAATACCTCGTTGGCTTGTTTCTGGTTAGTAGCGCCGCAGTAAACTTCTGCGCCGGGTTCTGAATCGTTGGCCAACATGTATAAACCGATCGGTGCCACCCATGTTGATTTTCCATTTTTACGAGGCACTAATGTAAACGATGTTCTAAACCGTCTTCGCTTTGAGAAAACATTTCTCCATCCAAAAACTTGAGCTGTTATCCACTTTTGCCACGGGCTTAGTGAAATTAACGCTTCGTGCCCTTTGGCTCGTGCCCATTTACCTTTGACGTGCCTAAACGTTTCGATAAACTTAATGACTTTTAGAGCGGCTTCAACATCGAAGTAGTAAGGGAAATCCTTTGTTGCTTGTCTTTTTAGATCCTTGCTTTCTCTTTCAATCGCTAAGCGTTCATATTTGTTGGCAGACCTTTGCCCACTGATTACATCGGCGGCATAACGCTCAACATCTGCCATATGATCTATTTGCAGAGTTGGATACATCATTCCCATAATTTAATAGATATCGTCGAACAAACTAGGCTGCAAATTATTGAAGCGCTGGTCTGTTGCAGGGCTACCGCCGATTTGATTTATCAAGCTGTTTAGCTTTCGCCAGTCGTCATTATATTGAGCAACTTCAGGTCTACTTTTGTGCTGCGCACCATTGCGACCCTGAGTCGTATATGTCCAACCGATGTCAGCTTTATCAAGATAGCTTTTGATATCTTCCATTCTCGCGATGACAACGCAGTACTCGCGAAAGAAACGTATGTAATGATTTTTAAAACGATTGATTTTAACGTACTCAGGTATGTCATTTTCCCAGATACGTTGTTCAGCTTTAGACATGCCGCGCGGACGCGATTTGACCGCGACTGATTTTGCATCATCATCAGAAATATTAGCGGTTTGATCCGCACCAGGAAACTGAACGACTTTGTCGTCAAATTTTTCTGCTACTGTGGGATATCTACCTGCCATAAAACGTACCTTACACCTTTAATAATGGGCTTTTTCTTTTCAATTACAGCCCGCGTAAAATTCTCTTTAGGGTGGCAGTGTCCTAGCTTAGCGCCTAAACTTTTGATACCCCCCCACCAAATGAAAACTGTGATTCTTCTTTTGTTTTTTCTTTGTCACATGATTGACAGATTGTTTGGAGATTGTCCGTCGTATCGCTGCCACCTTGAGACAAGGGAATAATGTGATCACATACGCCATGGTATGGACCATGTAACTCAACTGAGACCAGCTCACCCTTCGAATAATGTATCTGACATAAGAACCTATCGCGCCTAAAGATAGCTTCTCTCTTACGCTGCCACGCTCGACCACCTCGACCAGACTGTGTCTGCTTAGTTCGCTTACGGTCGAATGCTTTGCGATGAGGACATATCTCATGCTTGTGGACTTGTCTACACTTTGAGCACCATGACCCAGGCTTATCAGGCATGGCTAGTATAGTCCCTTACATATTGTTCTATTGAGCGCCTGAACATCTTCTATCTTTGCTATGAACGACTGATGAACAACGATGTGCAGCAAGCGCTCTATGTCTATTGGTTTAGTCAGAAAGTCTACGCATCCGACTCTATAACAGTCTTTTGCTTTATCCTCTTCACTCGCTGTAATAAATACGACGGGTATGGATGCTGTGTGCTTGTGCCTAGATAGCCGTTCAGTTAGTTCTATGCCGTCCATCGTAGGTAGCATGACATCCATAATAATTAAGTCAGGCTGCTCTGTGATAGCAATGCTGATAGCACAGTCAGGTGTAGTAGCAAAAAGAGGTATGATGCCATTTATCTTTGATAGAGTAGACATGATGATAGACAAATCGATTGTGCTGTCGTCAACAACTAATACCTTCATGTTTTGTCACGCATCGCTGCGAGGTATGATTTCACTTCATCCAGCGTCTTATCTTGAAGCTCCATGTAATGCCGCATATCCGGCTTTGACACATACTCTTTAGCAACTGACAATTTATATGAAGATAGTTCTTTAATCAGCGCTGTGTTTGCTTTTTCAGTATCCTTTAAACGCCCAACCAATGGCCAATAAAGAACCGCCATTAACGCCGTAAATAATGCCAATCCAACGTTAATCATTTGATATGTTGTCATTACTTCTTATCGCCTTTAAGCCTGTTTACAACTCCCTCTAACGCGCCGCCGCCATAGTAGAATATTGCTATTGTAAGAAAAATGGTGCCAACTGGACCTGACAAGAAGATGATTTCATCATCAATATTATAACCAAGCAGCACCTTTACACCCGTTGCTGACCACATCAGCATGTAGGGAACGCCCACCAATAGCAGGACAATGCGCTGGGCAATCTTAAAGGGTTCGTATAGTTTGAGTAACATGGCAAACCCACCTGCCTTTTCTTGTTCAGTGTAAAACGCTTTATCAACACCGGTTGAAATATCCTTTACAACTTCACTTGATGAAAATAATTTTTTAATAAAGTTCATATGGACAACCTGTGTTAGTTAGTTTCGACGATGTTGAGGATCCAGCTTGAGTCACCGAACCAATATTTGATAAGTTCACAAGCTTCACGACTTCTCAAACCCATTATTTTATTGTTATTAAAATCCATGCACGGAGCCAGACAGCCCTCTAATTGATGCACCCAATTAGCAGGATGGATTTCTATGAAAGAGCGCTGAGGTACGCTTGCAAGCTCGTAATACTTAAATTGACCTTTAGAATCAGGGTGAACGGTATATTGGCCGGCTGGTATGCATGAAATGAACGGTTCGTTGTTTAACCAAGGCCTCTCTAAAATAAATATCTCTTGACCATCTGGCAACGCCATTGTGCTAAGGCAATGAGTTTTATACTTGGTTCTAAACGCCGTTTGCATTTTGTACCACCCAACAAAAAGCCCCACTAAAAAGCGGGGCCAGTCATGAAGATACAGCCGCTGCACGTAATGCGACTGTTAGAATGATTATAATTTATGAGTAAGTTGCCGCTACTGTACCTTAGTACAGAAACCCCGAATGAACTGGGGAAAACACAAACAGCACAAACAAAAAAACCCAAAGCGTTGGCTTTGGGCTTAGGGTGTAACTTTGTTTAGATTACCCGATATAGGCTACTTCTTGTCCGTACAAAGTGCAAGTTTTTTAGGCAGCTTTTTTTATATTTCGTTCGTATAGTCCTCTTGCTACCCAACTAATTGAGCAATCGAGTAGCGGTCCAACTTTTTTTTTATTGATGTTCATAATTTCAGCAATGACACGATACCCACACCCACCGACAAAATACAACTTAGCTACTTTGTGCGCATTCTCATCAAACAGCTTTAAACCGCTAATCACGCTGTCTAATTCGCAAGCATAATCTTCAGAAATTAAAAGGGGATTGCCAAGCACATCGAGTCTGACGTCATTGTTAGTCGAAGTCTTAAAAGTAGGCAGGTATTGAGGACGCATACACAATCCCCATTGGGCTAAATCATTTCTTGCTTGTTGGTCTAAGTCTAGTTGCATAGCGCTCTCTCATTGGTTGGAATTTGTTTTTTATGGTGATGGCCATGGTGATTCTTACTATGGACACCCACTAAGCCCACTACAGGCATTGAATTTACTGTACTGTCCATACTGTCCATAGTGTCCATGGTGGTTTTACATACACAAGGAGAGTGTTTATCTTTTGGAGCTGTTGTACATGCGTGATGTGTCCGCGCGCGCGTACGTGTGTGTGTGAAAACAGGGTGGACACCATGGACACTATGGACACCCCATACATAATGCGGTCTTTGGTGGGCATAGTAGTTGTCCACGGTCATAGTGAAATATCTATCTAGCATCAAAAAAACCCTCCGGCGGTACGTAATAAGAGGGTCTATTACCCTTAACACGGCGTCTTTTTTTAGAAAAACCGAGTCGCGTCATTATTTGACCTACTCGCTTTTGTTCCGGAGGGCGCATAGCTTGCGGGTCCATATCTAACGCATCTTGCATAATTTCAGCGCAACTATAATCTTCTCTGCGAGTGCGCCTTAACCAATCAAATATCACGCTCTCCCATACATCTGATTCGAATCTGTCGTCTTGTTGAGACTCAAATAGATGCTTGTACTTGTCATCCGGCCACCAGGGAAAGCCCTCATTAAATAGAAATAACGCTTCTGCCCACAACATATCGCGATCGCTTTCTAGCGTTTTTTGATTTATGTTTGAGCAGCTAACCGGCCAGTACCGCCTGTTACCTGTCGAATCTTTTAGATATTGGTCCTGATTGGTTGTTCCTACAAAGACGCATTGTCTGGGAAACTCTTGTACTAATCGTCCGTATGAGGGCCTATATCGGTCCGTTCGTGAGCCAAAGAACTGCTTTGCACGCGTGTTTTCCGCTTTGTTAAACGAATCTAGCTCAGCGAGCTCAATACACCACATTCCCTGCATTTGTTGAAAACCATCTTTGTCACCCAGTACCATCGGCGTATCTGTAAACCACGTTCCAAACAGTACCTGTAGTAGTGTTGACTTACCCAAGCCTTGCAAACCTTCTAAAATTAACACTGAGTCGACTTTTACGGGTGCACGCATGACCCGTGCTACCGCACTGACGAGAAAAAACGTACCAACGAGTGATGAATAATCATTTTTATCGACACCTAAGTAATGATTGAGCCAGTACTTAACACGAGGAACGCCATCCCATTCTAACGATTTTAAGTAATCTCTGACTGGATGAAATGCATGCTCTTCTGCATGTACTAAGATGGCGCCCATTACATCGCTTGATTTAGGTGTAAACCCATATTGTTCTGAGAGATATATCCTAAGTCTTTCAGTGTCTGAATCTGTCCACTCCCCCAGCGTTGATACCTTAAACGGGGGCGGCCGACACTTAATAATTCTATAACTGAAGTTGCAATAACGTATTACACCTTCAAATTCTTTGGCGTGTTCTAGCACCAGTTTAGTGTTTGAAATACTCGCTAGTACATTTCCATTATTGGTCCTTTGAAACAACTTGGTCCATTTACGTTTACCCCCCTCGCCACGCTGTCGCGCAGTAGCGGGTTGCAAAGGGGCATCGCTGCTTGAGTCATTAGCAGGCGGTTGTTTTGTTGCCGATAATATTTGTTCTTTGACGACTTTAAGACCACACGCAATATGAAGGTCATTAAAGTCTGTTAAGTTTTTACTAGCCATTTATGCCCCTTCCTCTATCTGGAGCTCTGAAAAGTCAGGAATAGCTAATTTAGCACCTATTATGTTTGCAGCCTTCTTACCTGATTCAACACCTGGATTGCCTTTTGTGCCAGCGTCATTATCTGCACAAATGACAAATTCCAAGTTAGGAA